GACTGCTCGTTTAACTGTCGGGAAATGAATATCATGACCAAACACAATGCCACCTTCTCTTACTTTATTATCCCAAGCTTTAATATCTCGTAGACAACCTTCGTATCCATGATCAGCATCAATAAACACAAAGTCAAGTGTTTTATCTGGTACAACCTTAGCTGCCTCGGTTGTGTAATCTTTAATAATTAATGTGCGGTCTGGGTTTTCAACAGAAAAGCTAAGCATCTTGTCATAATAATCTTCGTGTTTCCAAGGATGTCCGTTTTCGCCGGGTGTCCACTTTTCTGGTCCATTGTTTTCTGGTTGGGGCTCATATAAATCTACACCAATTAAATGTAAGTTAGGACAATTGTTAATAAGGAATCTATAATTGACGCCATCGTGAATGCCGAGCTCAGCTCCACGTGTCCATCCATTTGTGTTTACAAAACGAGCTAATGTTTGCCATCTATAAACATCTCCACCATCATTGCCACGGTCACGAATTCTTCCCATAATATATCTCCATTTAATACTAAAAAAGGCAGACAACTTAATGCCTACCTTTTATTTATATATTTTAAAGTAATTACTTTCCGCCTTTTTTCTTCTCACCTTTAGGCTTTACGTAAGTATGGTCTGGATCTATCATAGTTTATCTAACAAAGCGTTAAACTTTTTCTTTGATTTACCTTTTAATTTAACATCTTTCAAACGATCCTTAGCTTCACCGTCTGGCTTACCTACAACAACAAGTGCAATCATGCCCATGCCTTTGTGCGGTGTACACCAGTAGTACATAGATGCCCGGTATATCAAAGGTAATATGCAAATTCTTTGCTGTTCTTTGATTTCTTTGGTGCTTTCCAACCATCTGGACCTGCAACAAACTCTACGTTATGTCCTTTTGATGTTGGCAACCAAGTGATTGTATCTCCTACTTCAATGCGTGAGATGTCTTCACTGTATACCATTTTAGCTCCGTCATCACGCTTGTTTAGCATATCAACAGAAATGTCCTCTGCCATAACTGCTGAGGCTGCGAAAATAGTAAACATAGTTACGAGTGAAAAATAGATAGACTTCATTTTAATTTCCTTTTCATTATTTAAGCATTAATCTTTTTGCTTCTTCCAATTGACCGCTAGTAGCTAGTTTAGAAGCTACTATTGATTTGTTTAGTCCTGAGATAGCTTCTAATATATGCTTAAGCATTTGCTACGCTGCCTGAAGTTTTGCTTCTGTTATTTTCTTTAACCAAAGCGTTTAACTTATTTCTAGAGGCTTCGCGGCTTTCATATAAGCTACGTACATTCTCGGCTGTTACACCCGGCTGATTAGTCATAGCGCCAATTGCTCTGCTATAACCAAGAATTTCTAATCTTAAATATACACGTTCTAACATTATACCATACCCTCAAGATTAGGGTTAACTTCTACTTTAGTATGGCGCGAGTCTTTTGCAAATACTTCTAAGTTACCATATGTAACGTTATAAATGTCGCAACGGGAAATACCAATATCGCTTAGCTCTCTATTTGATAGACGGTTTAAGTCTCTATATGCCTTACGTGCTGCACTTCTTTTTTCAAAAAAATTGATTAAGTTAATAACTGCGTTTACAACTTTTAATGCAAAAATTGAAAGTCCTAGTGATTGTGTTCTTTGTGTGAGTAGTGCATGTGCCATATTTATGGTACCTTTCCTTATAAATGATTGTTTGTTTTTACAATTTTATTTATATAGAAAAAGTGAAAATTAGGGTTGCCATGTTAGTATAGTCGGTTTGCACTACGCGCAAATGTGACATTTTGTCTAGTCGTATCCGGACTCTTACTTGTCCCACCCTTTAATGTATTTGTCGTTGAAGTTAGCATTACTAAAATTAAGCCGGTCAACAAGTTTAACTGCCGATTTTCCCATATGATCAATAGCAACAAAACCTTCTTGACCTGTTACTTCAAGCCCATCAGCTGTTCTAAGTAATGTAGTTAAACCACCAGCTTTGTCTAATTTCTTTATGATTAGAAGCTTTGCGTCTATAAGTAAGTTATATAAATCAAACATAGCAACTAATTCTGATGTTGGGGTTCTCTTAAAGTATTCTAATGTTAAATCTTTTTTAACTCGTTGAGCTCTTTTACCCTTATCAGTTTTACGTTTGGCAGCTTCTTTCTCGTATATATCATCAATATACTTTTCTAAATCTTTTACAAATATGCGAGTGTTACGTATCTTTTCACCGGCTCTAATTTTAGTATTAACAAAAGTTTTTGTTCTCATTAGAGTATCTGGATTATTAGCTACGCCGTTCAGTGTTGCTGGTTTTATTTTTTGAAATAAAGTTCCTGCAGCTGACAATACTTTATTAACCTTTTCAGTCTCTGCAGCCGTCATAGTTGCTGTTCCTGAAACATCTCTATATACTGCGTCTACCGACCAGCACGTTTTTGTTTTTTTGAGGCCACTTGCGATCTCCTCTCCAAAACTTGCAGACATTTCTTCAAAGCTACTTCCTCTGTATACTGTATGCCAGACCACTCCGATTTTGGATCTTTGAATTTCTTGACCGAGTTTTGATGATTGAGGTACCGCGTATACGATCGTATTAGGGTGGAAAGTAATATGCGGTTCACCTTTAATGTCCAATATTTTGAGATCTTTTTTATCATATAGAAAATCACCTTGTACTACACCTTTGATACCAAGTTTTGGAAACTCCTCTAAGGCTAGTTTTAATTTCACTGCTAAATCGCCAGAGGTGTCTGCATCAACCTCGGCTGCTGTTTTATATACTTTAGGGTTCTTATTAAAAATACCCTTTTTAGCAACAAAGAATTTTTTGTCACTTGGATCAATACCCGCAAATATCGCAGGTGCTCCATCCCATTTAACTGATACGTTAACTTTTGATTTTGAACTACCTTGTAGCATATCTCTTAAAGCCCGTAGGAAATCAATAGCAGAACGTGTACCATTAACACCAAGATTTAAAATCGAGTCCTCAAGATGCTCCATATGAACATTCTTTTCTTCGGTAATATAGTTTTTAAAACTTAACATTTATTTAAATCCAAACTGTTGTAAACCTGCAGTGTCAACTTTAGCAACTTCAAATTGGAAAAATGACATTAGTGCTTCATATCCTAACTTGGCAATTTGCTTAACCTTTTTGATTACTTTGTAATATAATTTAGATAACCATGTTTTAAGTTTGCTAAATAATCCTGCTTCAGTTAAAACATCTTCAGTTAATAGTGAGTTAGTAAACTTTGCTTGTTCTCTTAACATCATTGTTTCAAACGTATCAAATGTGCTTTTACTCTCTGCTACCGTTAATCTAAATGATCCAACCGTTGACGACGTACCTTGTGCTGATACTTTAGAACCAGTTGCCGTTTTTGGAGATATTCTAACTGTAACCTTTTTTGCTAGTTTATCAATAAACGGTGCAGGTTGGTTATGTCCTAATGATAATTGAACAATGTTATTCTTAGTTCCAAACTCAGGATCAAACTCTACCATCCAATTAGAGTTAGCATGCTTGTCAGGAGCAAATTTAAAATCGCCTGTTGCTGCCTCATACACAAAGTATCTTCTAAACTCTGTATTGGTCTCAAAGAATTCTCTAAACACTGGATTAAGCTCTTGCATAGAGGCTTTCCAATCAACAATCTCAGCTTGCTTAGCAGCATATTCTTTTGGATTAAACTTAATGTCCATCACTTTGCCACTTGCCTGCTTTGCCTTAACACCTTTAGGAATAGACTTACCTTTGATTGAATTAATAATTGTATTAACATTTCCGGGTACCGTAATCTTTCTAAGGACCGGATCTAATTGTTTTATTAATTTATCAATTTCTTTAGGAGCTTCATCGCCCATGCTATCCATTGCTGCGTAGAACGTAGAAATTGTTTCCTCCTTATATCCAGACATAACTTGCGAACCACCTTTTTGTTTAAGTGATATGTTAATGCCGTCTGTAGAATATAAGTCAGTTTTTGGAGTACCGTTAGATCCTAACCATTTTGGATTTAGCTGTCCTGCACCAGATCCAAAATGAATTAGAGAGTTTGGAGAAGCCTTTGTTGTTTTTCTAATATCATCTGCGATAGTTTGAGCAATTTTTTCACCTGATTGATACACAGTTTGTTTTAAACCGTATGTATCTTTGGCTTTGTCCCAACCACCATTGAAAGCTACAACGATAACAGCTTCCATGTCAGTGGCGCTTACTTTGTTTTTCGATGCACCACCGCGTTTTTGTTCAGTGATATAGTGCTTAAAACGTTTCATAGTTAACTCCGTAGTGCCTTGTTTAGAACTATTTATAATATTTAACTACATCAATTCGCCAGCGCTAAACAGATCTTTCTTGTTAACTTTACCAATTTGGCCTTTATCAAATACTGGAGCATCATCACCAAAAGACACAGAAGGTCTTGGCTGAGAATTAGCAACTGATTGACCTTGTGTAATTCCACGTTGTGCAGTATCCTCAAGATCATAGATTTGCATCTTAGCTCTGTCAATACCAACAACAAACCTACGATAATTACTCAAGTCACCCCAACGATTTTTCAATTGCTTGATCATCAACTGACCAAGGCCATCAAGTTCTTCAGATGTAATCAAACCAAGGATACAATCCGCGGTGTGAGTAATACCCATTGACTCAGACGTATTTGTTAGATCAACATCAGTGTTACCATAGCCATCTCTATTGAACTGAGACGATGTAATAACAGCACAATTATATTCCATGGCAAGACCGCGGATTTCTTCAGCGATTGATTTAACTAACGTATATGAATTAGCAGCCGCGGCACCTTTAACACGAGATGATGCACAGATGTTCAAATAGTCAATCATAATAATATCTGGTTTGAAATTGCGTTTCATACGCAACTCTGTTAACAGATGTCTGAAGTGACCAGTGTGAGCTGAACCTGTTGGATATTCTTTAACAACTAGCTTACCTGTGGTTTTACCTTTGATGCGTTCCATACGTTTTTCGTATACATCACGCGGCATTTCTGATACTTCATCAATAGTAATACCCATCATATTGGCATCAATACGTTCAGAGATACGTTCCTCTGCCATTTCCATTGTAATGTACAAAACATTTTTACCAGCAAGTAATGCCGAAGCAGCGCAGTGACATTTAACGAGCGATTTACCGCCGCCGGTTGTAGCCAATAAAACTGTCATAGATTTACGTGGTAATCCACCTTTAGTAATTTTGTTGAGCAATTCAATATCAAAAGGAATACGCTCTTCTTTGCGGTGATAGAAATCATAACGTGATTCATAATCTTCAAGGTAATCGTGACCAACCGAACTATCAAAGCTAATACTCAAAGAGTCTTGTAGCAATGCAGGTAAGGCATCTTTACCTAGTTCTTGTTCAGAACCATCAACAACTAAAATGGCTTTACGAATTGCGTTATACAGATCGCGATCTTGACAAAACTTTTCAGTCTCTTTAACAAGCCATTCTTGGTCTGTATCGGCATCACGTTTAAGTGTATCAACTGCCGCCATTACTTGTTGGTAACTGGTTTCATTCATATCTTTACGTTTGTCAAGCGTAAGTTTAAGAACCTCTACTGATGGAGGATCTCTGTATTCTTCAACATAACTTGAATATGTTTCAAAGATTTTCTTGTGGTTGTTGTCCTCAAAATAATCCGATTTAATATACGGATATACTTTTCTGAAGTAATCTTCGTTAAAGACTAAGTTTGATAATACGGTGTTTTCTATCATTACAATTTCCAGTGGCTGAGTTGAATATGGCAGCCCAGTAATTTGAGCTGCCATACTTTTATAATATTACACTTTGCTGACAATGTCAACTAGTTTTTTACTCTACGAAGTCTTCATCGTGATCGTCAATAACATCATCAATAACATCAGTGATATCTTTGTCCTCGCGCATAATAGCACCTGATGCACCGATAGTAAATGAGTCTTTAATGTATTGACTAAGATTTGTTTTCTCAAACATCATTAGCCAAAACTCTTTATTATCGTTTACTTCTTTTGCTCTCATTAGCTTTTCAGAAATAACTTCGCCTGTTTCTGGATTGATAGCTTCATACCAACCAACTTTTGGTTTGCGCAAATAGCCACCTTTTTCAGCCACATCCATTAGACCTGACCACTTAATAATACCACCTTCATAACTTACACTAATTGGAATTTTTGATTTTTCGCGTACATAACGTGATTTCTCAATATTAATAACAAAGTGATAACCTTTGATTTCAGTACCAACCTTATCTTGTTGGCGACCAATAATCCAAATAGAATCGGCTGAATAATAAATCCCTGTACCACCAGAAACAATAGCCTTAGGAAACAATCCAATTTCTT